ATCTCCTCACACATTGCCTTGGCAATAGTAGTCTTACCAACACCTGCAGTGCCCGTCAGTAGCAAGTTAGGAAGTTCCCCTTGATCAACAAAACCCTTAAAAACTTTACGGGTGCTATCAGGAAGAATACAATCTTCGACAATGGTTGGGCGGTATTTTTCCACCCACAAAAATTCTTTGCTCATTCAAGTGGTCTCGTAAATGATTTAGATATGATGTCCTGGGCATTGAACATCATTTGCATATACTCTACACCCTTTTTGGGTTTAGTATGCTCACCGCATGTGAAGATATCACATACCGCCATGCCTTTTTCAGGCCACGTATGAATGCTGATATGACTTTCAGCAAGCATAGCAACACATGTGACACCTTGTGGTGTGAATCTATGTGAGTGAAGTGCAAGTAAAGTTGACTTGCACTTCTTTGCTGTCATGTAAATTACATCTCTTATGAACTCCTCGTCATCTAGAAGATCATGTGTACACTCTTTTAACGTAAAGAGAATATGCTTCACGCTGGTTCCAAAGCAATATAATACGTTAGATCAACATCAGTATTAGTCCACTCGGAAATGAGATGCTGGGATACTTTGACAGTATAGTCACCAGGGAGCAGACGAATGTTTTCAATCTTAAGATCAAGAGTATAGGTGCCAGTAGTAGAACCTGCCACAGTGATATCGTAAGTATTGCTGGTATCATTCTCTTTGTCACGAAGAATAAGTTTGATTTCATCAGAATCTTCTACAGACTGAAAGGTGAGATCAGGAAGACTATAGACAGAAGATGCTTTTTGTAAAGCAATCAAATCTTCACCAGAAAGATTAAACTGAAGATCTGTACCAGGAAAGTTTACATTTTTTTCTGGAGCAGACTTAAGCGTAATTTCTGGATCAGAAAAGAAATAGCGAGCAGACTGACGACCGCCACGAATGCTGACAAAATTTTCATTGTCAAACTCAAGGAGAGGATTGCTAAACAGAGAGATGCCAGAAAGGAACTGACCAAGATCATAGATAGCGAAGTCCACTGGAAATACTTCCTCACTAGTAAACTTTGCGAGGATGTTTTCTGCATTGCTAATAGTGCGTACTGTGCTTCCCGAACGGAATACGATGGAGGAGTTGATGAACGAAAAGTTTTTAAGGACATCTAGTGTTTTTCTAGAAAGTTTAACTTGACTCATTGAGGATAGGATTCGGTAGTGTTTGATTTGTCAGAGAAGTGTAGCAGCAGCAGAGCGTAGTGAAGAATCTTAATGATATCACGACGGGCAGTGCCTTTGCGATCATATCGTGAAGCATACTTGAGGATGTTGCTACGGCAGAATGCTTCAGCGTCTCCACATGCTTCAATGAGATCTAGCGTTTGAATGCTGTCGTTACCAGCAGAATAGTGTTGTCCATAAGTTCCAGAAATGTAATCACTCAACTCGTGTAGTAGAGCATCTTCATTGTATTTTTTTGCCATTCAGTTACCCCAGATTAGGCGTAGATTACTATGGTAGCACTCTTGGACTTTGCCGTCAAGGTCTTTGACAAACAACTTTAAACCATCGCCGCCCATAATTTTAACAGTCTTGCCAGTGTCAAGCATGGCAAGACGATTCACATATCCGTGAAATTTTTCAGTATGCTGCATTTTCTTCCTCCTCGGTTTGAACATCTGCATCAATTTTATCATACAATTCGATGAATGATTGCTTGGTCTCATCATCGAAACGGTTCACACAAACTTTGATTGCTTTCATACGATCGTTCCAGATGGCAAATGCTCGCATGATATGAACCAGACGACGGGTAGAAATAACCTCATCGATGCCACCATCTTTAAAAGTACGGCGGATAATATCTCCCCAAGTTGCAAGGTTCTCACAGAACTTATCGTCACTAACACCAAGGGATACAGAAACTTTTTTGAGGATATTAGTCTCAATAGAAACTGTTGGATANTCTTGCTCAAAGGTCAANGCAAAACGCTCAAGAAATGCTTCGTTCAAAACGTTAGTACCGATGAAGCGACCGTCTTCACTACCTTTACCCTTTGTATTAGCAGTAGCAATAACATTGAAACCAGCAGAAGGTTGCACATACTTACCGATCTTCTTCAAGAAGATACCCTTACCTTCCAACACAGATTGCAAACACAAGATCTTATTAGATGCCAGGTCAACTTCATCTAGAAGCAACACAGCTCCCCGCTCCAAAGCCTCGATGACAGGACCGTTATGCCAAACAGTTTCGCCGTTAACAAGACGGAAACCACCAATAAGATCATCCTCGTCGGTTTCAATGGTAATGTTCACACGAATAAGTTCCCTATTTAGAACAGCACATGCTTGCTCAACAGAGAAAGTCTTACCATTACCAGACAGACCAGTAATGAATGTAGGGTAGAAGACACCAGATTTGATAATTTTCTTTACATCAGAGAAATTNCCGAACGGGACATAGTTGTCATCTTTTGCAGGAACAAGGTTCTGATCTTCCCGCTCGGTGACAGCAATAGCAGGAACAGCAGCAGGTGCCTCATAGGTCTGCTCAAGACGTTCCTGAACAGTCAGGTTCCAAGTACCACGTTTGACATAGAAGTCACGCAGACGCTTGACAGCAGTGGGATAGGTAACGCCAAAGTGATCACAGGCAGATCTTACAGCATCNGCATTAATATTATTGCCATAAGTTTCAGACAGAAAAGTAGTAAGTTGATTAGTAGTCAAGTCAGAACGAGCAGGCATGTGTCTGTTGTGTTGATGAATATAGTATAGGGCATGTGAAAGGATTTTCTCCTAGACCCAGGACGGTTTGCGATGTGGCACACGCAAATAGTTGGATGCCACCCATGGTTTAGATGCAATGTACATTTTATATGCATCGATAGTAGAGATACTATCATCAAATTTATACTCCTCTGGCATTGCACGAACAAAGGGAGTGTGGTCACCCCATGATACATAAGGAATAATTTCATCAGCAGCAAGGAGAGTCTTGAAGCAAGTATGATCTTTCTCATATCTATTAAAATACTCTTGGCATAATGCAAGACCATGAGTAAGCAACCATCTAGCATTTGATCTAGTTTCATTTGCCCATACAGTACAGGGGTGATTACGGAATGCTCCCTTCTCTGTAGCATAGGGTGTACCGTCTTTCTTGGGCAAAGTACCATAACCATGTCCCCACTTGTCTGAAGCGACTATGGCAAGCATCTGGCAGGTCTCTAGAGGCATCTTGACAATATGCTTGTCAGGTAGAACCTCGGCAGATTTCCATGGATCTTGGTCAGTAACAAATATGTTCATTTGAATACAGCGGTTACACTTACAACTTTAGCAGTAGGATTTCGAGCAAGAGCAGTTTGTCTTGCTTCTTCATAATCACGAGCAATGACCTGTTCTTTAAACACAGTTCCTGCTACGTAGAGGGTGACTTCACATTTCATATCAAATGGGATACAGAGATCATTAGAAGGAATGCAATCATAATAACAACATCCCAAGATTTTGTCTTTATAAAATAAGGAATTGAAATACTATCACCCACCATCTGCAATAAGACACCAAATGTTGTATTCATATGGAGGATAATAAAGTAAGCAATGATCACAAGACCACTGCCCAATACTCTCATAGGAACAGTATTATTCATGCAATGTACTCCACGAAAGAATTGAGAAGTTTTTTATTGGTGGATTTATTCTTCAACATTTTTTTAAATGCTTTAGAGATATCACCTTTCTTCGCACCAGACTCTACATCAAATTCTACATCGGCGTCAATAGCATTGTTACTGATTGCATATAGAGCAGTGTAACTCTTTGGAAATGGGATAATAGCAGACTTCTCTTTCTTCCATTGTTTTTGAACACCATCGTAGTGGTTAATATCAGCATAGACGCTAACAAAACTAGAAAGACCACCACCACTCATAATACGGAAACCAAGAACATTTACACCAACATTACGATCACGAAGTTGTTGAATGAAAGTGTTAGTCATGTCGCTCCACCCATTGTTAATTCCATAAACATAACCAGTTTGGCGATCTCGAAGAATAGTGTTCCAGTCTAGGCGAACAGGAGTAATGTAAGACTCATCTTTATGATCATTGTATTTTTTGCGTCCATAAGAAGACTGGCAGGCTTCACCATCAGTAAGAATACAAACATTCACTTTCTGCAAATCATTATTCTTTTTGAATTCTGGAATAATGTAATTGAGCATAACGATACCTTCATTCAAAGGAGTACCAGAAAGACCTGCACCAAACGTTGTAGGGTAACCAACACGAAAAGTATATGCATATGCCTCACGATATAGATTAAGACACATGCGCTCATAATCTTTTGAATTAGAACGTGAAGAGATAAAGTTCATCAGATGAAACATATCTTTCTGTAAAAAGATTTTACCTTCTTCGCAGTTCTTCTTTGCAAAGTATTCTTCATTAGAAAGGTATTCATCTTTGCCTTCACTAGCACGGCGAACGGCATACCACTCATTAGTAAATGCATACACTTCAAAAGGAATCTGAACTTTCTTACAAAAAGAAGTCAGGTTCATCAGTTGTTTAACTGTAGAGAGAATTTCATTCTGCATAGAACCAGACCAGTCAAGCAAAAACAGCAGACCATGGTTCTTTCCATCAGGTAGTACAGTTACTTTTTTAAAGATGTCGTCAGAATATTTGTAAGTATGTAACTTTGTAGTATCAAGAACGCCAGTTTTAGATTGACCAGCACGAGCATAGGCATCAGCAGACTTACGGCACTCAAACTCTTTAACAAGATAGTTAACCTCTTTTTGTGACTGCTTACGAAACTCCGTATATGATTTATCTACATTGTCCCAACGATCTGACCTGTCAATTCCGTCATCATTGTTAAGAAACTTACAACGGTAATCGTCAATCCAGTCATGCACTTCTTTCCAGTCTGCAATGTAAGTGGGAAGATGTACAGAGGAAGGGATCTCAACATACACAGGATTATTAGAAAAACGATCTGTTAGTTTTTCCGCAGAGCGATCAAAGTTTTCTTGTGTAACAGAACCTTTTTCTCCAGGTNCATCGTCATCATCATCGTCATCATATTCATTAATATTTTTTTGTTGTTCAGATTCATTTTCTTGCTCGCGACGTTGTGCTTCTTCTAGCATTTCCTCATGCGTCATCTCACTTTCTTCGCCTTCAGAAGATTGATTGGCAGGCATTTCTGCTTCTGGTGTTTGCTCTTGCTCCTGTTCTTGCTTACTGAATTCGTATACATCAACAGCAATCTGACATACTTCCTCAAAAGTTTCTGCAATATCAGTACGTGCAACAAATACTTGCTCCTCAATAGAGAAGGGAAGCATAGCACTAGCACCAATTTTAAAGTGAAGATTGATACGATCAATCAAACTGAAATTATTAAAGTCTTCGCCATCAATACCAAAGAAATCTTGATCGTTTAGTTCTTTGTATCCACCAGCAAAAAACTTACGCAAACCAGGATACTTCTGTTTCATCAACTTCTCGATACGAGCATCCTCAATCACGTTAACAAAATCTTTAGGACAGTCAAACATCTCCGTCCAATCTTCGTTAGGAGTAAACAGAGCATGTCCTACCTCGTGTCCCACCAGAAGGTCATAGACGGTGCTGGTTGCCTTGTCCCAGTTGGGGAGGGTCAATACACGACGGTCAACATCAAACGATGCTGTAGAGACCTTACGGTGCTCCACAATTAGGTTCTCTGTTGCAAGCAGTCTTGCTAGATTTCCTTTGATTTCTTGAGATGACATGCTGGTCTTGCGCTGATGTCATTAGTATATACAAAAAAAGGGTGCCCGAAGGCACCCCTAGTCCAGTTCAGAAACTGTCTCTCGGATCACAGAGAAGTTCTTTTCTTTCTCTGCTGTGATAGTTCTGCCAAATTTACCATCTAAATTTTCCCTATGACTAATTACGTATACGTTAGAGTTGTCATCAAAGTTACGTAGGATCCAACTTAAATCCATGCCGCCCTGTTGATCCAATGAACTGTCAAAGATCTCATCAAGAATCAAGAGGTTAGTATCCACACTATTCTTAAGTTTAGCAATAGAACGCCAAGTAAGCAGCAGAGCAATATCAATACGAGATTTCTCTCCTTCGCTGAACGAATCATAAGAAAACACATCCCTAAACCTAGACTTAATTATCTCCTCAAAGTTCTCGTTTAGTGTAAAGTTGACATAAAAGTCCATACTCTGTAGATATTGGTTGATGAGTTGGTTCATCGCTGGGAGATAAGTCTTAATAATTCTAGTCTTAATTCCGTTGTCTTTCAACAATTGACCTGCTGTTATTAAAGTATCACGGTCTTTCTTTNAATAAGCAATATCCTTATTAAAGGTTTTTTTATTTCCAACAAGACCCTCAAGTTTTAGAAACTCTGCTTTCTTGTCTGGGTTACTACTTGTTAGTTCTTTGATCTCTTCTTCATTATCAGAAATGTTTTTCTTAATAGAAGTGATCTGAAAATTGGACTGACTAATCGATGCGTTTAATTGCATAATTTGATCAGACAGTTGAGTAAACTTATGCTCACGTTCCTCTTCTTTTCCTATCTCCAAAAGAAGATCTTCAACACCAGTATTCATTTTACTTAACTGATCGGTGCCTTCATTAATTTTGTTTTGTCTAAATTCTTCATCCAACTCTTGTGTACAAGTGGGACAAACGTGATTGTCAGCAAAAAAATCATGTTCTTTCTGACATGTTTTTAATTTAGATTGAATTTTTAAAAGAAAAGTGTTTAACTTCTTCAGTTTTACTCTACTGTTAGACACCTCTTTCATTTCTTCAGAATGTTTTTCGACTTCTAATGTCAAACGCGCAATTTCATTATGAAAATTATTTTCATTTTCTAACAATTCAGCAATCTTATTTTCTTTGCGAGTGATGTCTTCTTTAGTTTTCTTTTCCAGTTCAAGCATATACTTTTTCTGGAGATCGATCTTCTCTTCTAGAAGATGAATTTCATAATCGAGTGTTTTTATTTCATCGTTGTTCTCACGAACTTTATCTTTAAGAAGAACATTCATCGTAGAGAATACTTGGATGTCAAGAATGTCTTCGATGATCTCGCGACGTTGTGCCAGCGGCAGACGCATGAATGGAACAAACGTAGAAGAACCAAGCACAACAATCTGTGTGAATGANTTGTAGTTCATCTTAAGAACATTTGCTTCAAAGTTCTTTTGCTGTTCTGCTAAAGAGCTCTCCTGATTCCACAGTTGACCATTACAGTAAATCTCAAATACATTTGGTTTAACTCCCCGAACTACCTTGTATTCTATTTTACCAATACTAAATTCAATTTCAGTTAAAAGATCTTTTTCATTAATACTATTAACTAGCATTGGTTTATTGATCTTACGAAATGGTTTTCCAAACAAAGAAAAGGTAAGAGCATCTAGAATAGTACTCTTACCTGCGCCGTTTGATCCTATAATCAAATTAGTTTTGGATGCTCGTAAATCAACTTCACTGAATACATTACCCGTTGAGAGAAGATTCTTCCAGCGGATTTTCTTAAAAATAATCATGTTAGTTCTTTAGGGGGAATCAAAAAATCGTCAGCAGTAATAATAGAATACTTGTGTCCTTTTTCTTCACACGCATAGATTAACGTGTCACTATCAATTTCACAAATTTGCATTGGTGGATACTCTGGATCATATTCTAGCATAAAAAGATACCTTTCTGCATCATCGTGCTCAACAAACAAAGGAATAACTTGTTCTTTCTGATCATCAAATATAGAATANACACCNTCAGGTTGNTTCTCTAATGTTACGATGTACATATTAGGANACGTTACAACTCTCAATATATAGAGATCTCATCAAATTCTTTAAATCAGATTTGTCTACGGACATTTCTACCTCATCAATATACTCGTTCAAGAGAGTGAGTGTATCTTTTGTAGAGACATCAATGTCAGCCGTATCTTCATCGACAAATGTTTCTACAATTTTTACATCGTGAACTCCTACGTTATAAAGACGATCAACTAATGTTTCAAACATTTGGTAGTCTCGTTTTTCTTCTACAACAATCTTGATAAACTTGTTTTTATAATCAGACACATCTTGTTTGTTGTAGTCCACACTGGTGTCGTCATAGAAGATTTTGTCAAAGATCTCGTAGGGATTTCGGACAAACTT